CTGTACTTTGGCGTAGTTGCATCAACTTCTTGAGCGGTGTCAGTATTTCACTTCTCATGTTGCGGTGATGGGCGGGGGAATGGTGTTTTGACTATGGCGGATTACGTCCACTCAAGGACTTTTTAGAAGAACACTTTGACCATGTTCTACTATTGGCTCAAGATGATCCGCATTACGCCGATATTAAAAAATTAGGTGATTTGGGATTAGCAAAAATTACAGAAGTAGAAAAGACAGGATGCGAGGGCATTGCTGATTTTCTATATGAATATGTGAATACTATCTTCTTGCCGAGTTGCGGCAAGGCAGAAGCAGACCGTGTTTGGTGTTCAAAAGTCGAAGTTCGTGAAACTCCGCAAAATATGGCTTACAGGCAAGGGCACCGCGAAGATGGCGAATTTATTTAATTAACGATTTGCAATTGGTATGATGCCATCTTTTGTAGTTACCGCTAGTAAGATTGCCCATATCACAATGTTCGCAAATCTTATCTTTAGCGTTTAACATTACTGCCGCTTTCTTATTCTGCTCAACTTGAAGTTTTCTTGCTGTCGAAATTCGAGAAGCCGTTTCTGTTCCTTTAACAGTAATGCCATATCGTGGGTTATTCTGCCCTTGAGAATGTTTTGTTTTGACAAAAGTTTCTTTTCGTTTTTTGTTAGCAGAATTTGAGGTCATGTTTTTAATGAATTTTTCGGCCATATATTTTTTGAACTCTGGATCGCTATCTATATGGTCTCGTCTGCTTTTATGACTATTCTTCCACGACTTTTGATTATAGTTGTCTGCAAGTATTGCCTTATTGTCAGTGCGATTTAACCAATCATCTTTATAAATGGCTTTAACTCGTTTTAAGTAGGTGTGTTCAAATAATCTGCAATCATTGGGAGTAGTAAATGTTCTGTGAACAACTACTATATCCGGAGCACCATGTTCTTCCCAGTAGTCCTTGACATAAATTGATGAAGTTCTGTATTTGCCGCTAATAATATTATCGGGCATTGCGGTCTTACCATACTGACAACCATAATATTTCATTTTGGTCTTACTCCACAAAAGGAAGTAAGTGTATGGGGTAGTTGATGTATAAATATTCATGCTGATGCTCCTTTCAAGCATTAGAGTAGTTGGGAATTGGCGTTCCGCGAACTACACTTTTATTTATCTTTCCATTATATTTGACTGTTGTTCTTTTTCAGTGTATACTCAAAGCAATATGGCATTTCGGGAAGGGCATAGAGAATGGAACGAAGATTTAATTGAGTGAGTCAATGATGAATGATCTGGAACGAGCACTAGAGGAACGAATTGCACCCTGGACAGAAATTGAATATAGATGTAGAGAGTTTTGGATATTCCGTGATAAGTATCCGGTTACTGACGGGCATTTACTGTTTGTGCCTACAATGATTAATAGTCAATGCTTACAGGCATGTTTTAATGCTGCCTACAAATGGGGATATGACGGTATCGAACTCGATCGTTGGCAAGCATTTAATATAGGGCAAAATGTGGGAGTGGCCGCAGGACAAACAGTGATGTATCCACATGTACATATGATCCCAAGACGAGATGGCGATTGTGAGGATCCAAGAGGCGGAGTACGTCATGTTATACCAGCTAAAGGTAATTATCTTAAATCATGAAAATAGGAGTGATAGGCGCTGGCTACGTAGGCAGTGCAATTATAAATGCCTACAGTAAAGTAGCCGATATGGTTATTGTTGATACAGATTTAAAACGATCAAAAAATACCTTTAACGAACTTTATGATACGGCAGCAATTTTTGTCTGTGTTCCAAGTCCTGCTAATGCCGATGGATCCTGTGATGGTACCATACTAGAAAATATATTAGTGAAATTACGTTCATATAAAAATATAATTATCTGTAAAACCACAGCAACACCTGATATCTATCAAAGACTAGCAGAAACTTATATAAATTTAGTATATGTTCCAGAATTTTTAACTGCACAAAATCATTTATCTGATTACATCAATGATGATTCTGCTATTATAGGCAGTAATAATTCTAAATATCTTTCTGAGGCAATTATATTACTTAAACGTGGTCAACCAAACCTTAATAAAGTTTATCCATGCTCCATTAAAGAAGCTGCATTTGTCAAATACGTGGAAAACTGTTTTCTTGCCACTAAGGTAGTATTCATGAATGAAATGGCAGAAATCGCAGAAGAAAATAATATTAAATGGTCGCAAATTGCACATTTACTTGAGAAAGATAAAAGAATAGGACTTAGTCACTGTCAGGTACCTGGGCCGGATGGACAGTATGGCTTTGGAGGTGCTTGTCTACCCAAGGATACTAGTGCTTTTTTACATTATACCAAAAATTTCAAACACAAACCACAGTTATTAGAATTGGCAGTAAATAAAAATAATAAATGGAGATCGTAATATGAGAATTGCTATAGTGGGCGCAGGCATTGCGGGTATATCTGCTGCATATTATCTCAGTCGAGCAGGACACAGTGTTAGTGTTTTTGAACAGGAAAAATATGCTGCTATGAAAACCAGTAGAGCAAATGGTGGACAAATTAGTGTTTGTAATAGCGAAGTTTGGAATACATGGTCTAATATTAAAAAAGGTATTAAATGGATGACAGATAGTAGAGCTCCATTACGTATAGGGTCTTTAGCAAAATTAGACAAATTAACTTGGTTAAGTAAATTTATTTTACATACAATACAAAATGATCATGCACGGAATACAGTAGAAACTATTAAATGGGGACTGGAAAATAGAAAATTATTACATAAACTTATTAATGACGAATCTATTACTTTTGATTATGCCAATAGCGGTATTCTGCATATCTATAAAAATACAGAATACTTTCAAAATGCTATTTTAATGAAAGAATTGTTTAATGCTAGTGGATGTGAATGGGATGTAGTCTCAGTTGATAAAATAAAAAATATAGAACCAAATTTAAAAAATGTTAATAACCTAATAGGGGGAGTTTGGACTGCTAGTGACAGTGTCGGCGATATGCATACATTTTGTATGAATATGGTTACTATTTTAAAAAAACGTTATAAGGCAAATTTTTATTTTAATAAAAATATCAAGGATCTGTCTGTTTTATTAAAGGATTTTGATAAATTAGTAATCGCATCAGGTGTAGCAGCACAAGCTCAGGCTAAACAATTCAAGGATAATCTTAATATATATCCTGTAAAAGGATACAGTATAACGATAGATTTAGATCAAGAAAGTTTAAAACATGTCCCAACAGTTAGTATTTTAGATGATGAAACAAAAATTGTATCTAGTACTATAGGTAATCGATTACGAGTAGCAGGCACTGCAGAACTAGCCGGAACAAATCTTGACATTACAAGAGCAAGAATAGAACCACTACTAGAATGGGTAAATAAAAATTTTCCCGATGTGAGCACTGAAAATTATAATCCGTGGACTTGCCTGCGTCCGATGACTCCTAATATGCTACCTATTATTACACCTAGTGCTTCTAATCCCAATGTGTTTTATCATTGTGGTCATGGACATTTGGGATGGACCACAAGTTTAGCAACTGCGCAAAATCTAGTGGAAATAATGGCCTAATAATGATAAATCGATTAGAATGGACCTTAAAATGGTCTGCCAATATAGTAGTAATGGCTGCAGCTATTGCAACTAGTTTTGATTTTGTATCAGTGAACAAATATTTATTTTTACTTGGTAGTATTCTATGGATGTTAGTGGGTTTTGTTTGGCGACAACCAAGTTTATGGTCAATGAATTTATTAATAAGTGTTATCTATATACTTGGTTTTTTCTTTTAATTTGTGTATAATCAATGAAAATTAGGATCTACATATGAAAATCAAAGTTTCAGAATTATTTTACAGTATACAGGGAGAAGGAAGATATATGGGGGTTCCTAGTGTTTTCCTAAGGACATTTGGTTGCAATTTTACCTGCGATGGTTTCGGAATGCCTCGCGGTCAAAAATCCACTGCTCGAGATATAATAGCATCCGAGATTCAAACCTTTAAAGTTTATAAAGATCTTCCACTTGTTCATACTGGTTGCGACTCTTATGCTAGTTGGGATCCGAGATTTAAAGATCTTTCGCCCTTACTTACAACAGATAGTATTGCAGAAAGTATTTGCGCTATGCTTCCAAATAAACATTGGGAAAGTGAACATCTAGTAATTACCGGTGGTGAACCATTATTAGGTTGGCAACGTGCTTATCCAGAATTACTAGAGCACCCCAAGATGGCAGCTCTTAAAGAACTAACCTTTGAAACAAATGGAACACAGCCATTGAGTGAAGAACTTTATGATTATTTAGATAATCGTTGGTTAGGCAGCGTTCGAAATTCCGATCAACTTACATTTTCAGTGAGTCCTAAATTAAGTGGCAGCGGTGAATTATGGACAGATGCTATCAAACCCGATGTTGTTTGTAAATATGAACAGTTGGGGTATACTTACTTAAAATTTGTTGTTGCCACTGAAGGTGACGTAGAAGAGGCACTACTAGCTAAAAAAGAGTACAGACAGCATGGATTTGAAGGTCCTATATATATCATGCCCGTAGGCGGCGTAGATGATATATACTACTTAAACAATCGCCGGGTAGCAGCACTGGCAATGAAATACGGCCTAAGATATAGTGACAGACTTCAAGTTCCTTTATTCAAAAACGCCTGGGGCACTTAATAAATACTAAAGATATGCGTTACATTTTGCCACAAAAAATTGATTTTCTATTACCGAGTAAATTAGTTAAATGCAGTTACCAAAGTTGGAGGTTTAAACACCAGTATGTTTAATTTGTTTAGAAAAAAACCTGCGCAACCCGACCCTCCTACTCCCGAAAAAAAACCAAAGAAACCTAGACAACCAAAATCCAAAAATCCCACTGACTTAAGCCCAAAACAATTGGCTACTCAGCAGGGACAACCCTACATCAGTGTTGTTGCTATGGAAGTAGATCCCGCAAATATTGGTATAGGAAGTTTTGAGTTAGATTGGAATGAGTTGTTCGTGGCAAAATTAATTCAAAGCGGCTATAAAGGGAATTCACCAGAAAATATCGTAGACCAATGGTTTCAAGATGTTTGCAGAAATATTGTTTTGGAAACATTTGAACAATTTGAGGCTAATAATCCCAGACCCCCTAGCGGAATACAGAAAAAAGATTTAGGCAATGGCAGATTTGAAGTATCATAATTATTGACAGATTTCTTATAATATGCTAGTATTATAATACTATGAAATATCTTATTATTGATACTGCAAATACATTTTTCCGTGCAAGACATAGTGCTCACCGTCAATCTGACACGTGGGACAAGTTAGGTTTTGCAATTCACGTAACATTAAGTAGCGTCAACAAGGCATGGCGGGAGCATAATGCTGATCATGTAATTTTTTGTTTAGAGGGACGTAGTTGGCGAAAAGATTTTTATCGTCCTTATAAAGCCAATCGTGCAGTTGCTAGAGCAGCATTAACTGAAAAAGAACAAGAAGAAGAACAGTTATTTTGGCAAGCGTTCGACGATTTAAAAAAATTCTTAGAAGAGCAAAGCAATTGTACTACACTACGACATCCCGAATTAGAAGCAGATGATTTAATATCTGGCTGGATTAATAATCATCCGCAAGATCAACACATTATTATCAGTAGTGACAGTGATTTCCATCAATTACTTAATACTAATGTGCAGCAGTATAATGGTGTAGCCGATGAACTATATACTATTGAAGGAATTTTCGATAGAAAAGGTAAATTAATAATAGATAAAAAAACTAAACAACCCAAGGCAATTCCTGATCCAAAATGGATATTATTTGAAAAGTGTATGCGGGGTGACCCAACTGATAATGTGTTCAGTGCTTTTCCAGGTGTAAGAACTAAAGGAACAAAAAACAAAGTTGGTCTAATAGAGGCTTACAGTGACATGAACAAAAAAGGTTTCGCATGGAATAATCTTATGTTACAGCGATGGGTAGATCATGAAGGATTAGAGCATCGAGTGTTAGATGACTACGAGCGCAATCGTACACTGATAGATCTCACTGCACAACCCACTAATATTAAACAAAAAATCAATGATTGTATTAAGGAAAATGCTAAAGCAAAAAATAGATCAATGATTGGAGCAAGATTTTTAAAATTTTGTGGAAAATACGAATTAAATAAAATTTCCGAACATGTAACAAGTTATGGCGAATTTTTAAGTGCCGAGTATCCAACAAATGAACTTCATTGAATCACAATCAAGAACAATTTCTTTAACTGCCAATGACAGCGATTTTTATCTTACAGATGGAATGGTTGTAATTCCACGAGCAATGGCATGTATAGATAAAAACTGTCCCGCCGAATACAAAATGATTATAGCAACCTGTATCATGAATAAGTGGTTAACATTATCTGCTGCAATATATAATCATGAACAAACCTTTTTAACATTAAAATCATGACCGATCAATTACTTGCAAAATCAATTATCAAAAATAAATTTTGGATTGTCGAAGACCAAGGTGCTAATAAGATTGCTACTATACAGGCAGTCGACGACGGCACTTACGTCTTTGTCGAACCTAAAAAAGAACGTAAACGATATCCCAGTATCAAACTATTAACAAAAGCACATAATATTGCATTCGATAAAACAAAAAAAATTAAAGATAATACTGTAGAAGAACACGAAATATACGGATTGCCAGTTACTCAAAAAGCCTACAACATTTATTGGGATGTTGTACATAAGTTTCCTGTATTTACAAAGAATAATAAAAGTAAAAGCTATTATTGTGCAGGGTACTATATCATTAAATTTAATAATGGGTGGGTCAAAAGTTTTTGTCCTAAACTAATCACACTTAATAGATATGAATATCATGGACCATACAAAACTAAACTAGAAATGCAGGAACAACTGCGTTTGGCCAATCAACAGGAAACTATAGATGGAAATTAATTTATCCCTACACTTGAAAATGTTTAACGACAAGATTAGATTGATGAATCAATTAAATCAAAAAGAATTGATCTTGTCTGCAGTCGAGGCACGTAATCTGCATAACGATATCTTTGATATTTTAAATCAATTTATTTCGCATGGTAAAAAGATAAAAGATAGTAAATCAGATGAACTAGATGTTAATTCAATATTTTTTGACGGCGGTAAATTTTAATAATTAACTACGTAGTTATAATACTAAATAATTTAAAGAGTAAGTTATGAGTAGACCCAAACCACAAATTCTATTAGAGCATGTAAATAAGATCAACTATAAAACAGAACAGGTTTTATATAGTGAAGGTATCTGGGCTATCTTTTATCAAGGACAACCAATTAATTTAAAATCCGGAAATATGTTAATCAGTTATCCGGGTCCCAAATACAAAAAAACCAGTTTTAGTAATAAAGGGCATGCAATTAATCTATGCAAAAAATTAAATACTTTATTTAAAACTGACCAATTTACTGTTGTATTAATGAGTCAAGGTGAGCAAATTTTCCCGCAAAAAGTATAAACAACTTCAGTTTACTAAAATAATTGCTGAAACACATCAAGTGTCTTGGACCACACTAAGACGCACAATATGGTTTACTCCAACAGATGATGATAGCCTACGTCTTACATTTAATGGAGTACAGTTTTTAATGAAAGCAGGGTATTCAGCAACTATTGTTCAATTAAAAACCAGTCATCCTCTAGGACATTTAACAAATCGCAATTTATTAGAGTTAGATAGATACTATCCAAGTGTATACTTCGTTAGTCAAACCAAAAATCTCTACATATTTGATGAGGAATGTGCCAGTATGCTGTTATTGTTAGACGGGGATTTGGATCGTTATATAGCTATGCTAAAAAATTAACGATTGACAATAAATCCAATTCAGTGCATAATTATGCTGTAGTGTTGTTAAACAACAACACGAACACAATGTGTTAGACAATAAATCCTTTCTAGTTTACTATATGATTTGTTCAACAGGAGATTGTAATGCAAGAAAAATCCGCTAAGGCACCAGTAACTGAACATCGCACCGTGACTTCTGAAGTTGCACGTAGGTGTATTAACAAAGCTTTCAAAATTAAACAACCTATTTTTCTGTGGGGCCCACCGGGTATTGGTAAAAGTGAAGTTGTGGCTGGTATTGCCCGTGATATGGGCGGACTAATGATTGATTTGCGTTTGGCACAAATGGATCCAACTGATTTGCGCGGTATTCCATTTTATAATAAAGAAATTAATAAGATGGATTGGGCACCGCCGATTGATCTTCCTGATGAGGAAACCGCAAAGAATTTTCCTTTGATTGTGTTGTTTATGGATGAAATGAATAGTGCAGCACCAGCAACACAGGCCACTGCCTATCAGTTGGTTCTTAATCGTCGAATCGGTAAATATGTTCTACCGGATAATGTAGTAATTGTTGCTGCTGGAAATCGTGAAAGTGACAAGGGTGTGACTTATCGTATGCCTGCGCCTTTGGCGAATCGTTTTTTACACATTGAGATGCGAGCTGATCATGACAGTTGGGAAAAATGGGCTACTCTTAATCGTATTCACAAAGATGTAGTTGGCTATGTAGGTTTTGCCAAACAGGATCTATACAATTTTGATGCTCGTGATAGCAGTAGGTCCTTTGCTACTCCTCGCTCATGGACCTTTGTGAGTAATCTACTAGAAGATGAGGATCTTAGCGATTCTGATCTAGCTGATCTTGTATCAGGTGCAGTAGGAGAAGGTGTTGCTATTAAGTTCATGGCACATCGCAAAATTGCAGGACAACTGCCTCGACCCGAAGAGGTTCTTACTGGTAAAGTAACCGAGCTGAAAGTTAAAGAAATCAGTGCCATGTATAGTATGGTAGTCAGTATGTGTTATGAGCTACAGGATCAAGTAAAAAAATTGGGTGCTACTAATAATGAATGGCACAAAATGGCAGATAATTTCTTTAAATTTATGATGAACAATTTTACCACTGAGCTTACTGTTATGGGTGCAAGGATTGCCTTAACAACCTATTCACTGCCATTCTTGCCCAGTAAGATGACTACGTTCGATGAGTTTCACAAACGATTTGGCAAGTATATTATTGCCGCTAGCAGCAAATAATCAATAGAGGCAGTCTAAGACGTAAGTCCTCTCACTTTCTTTTCATGTCTACATTATTCAAAATTGTAAAACTTAATGGAAAGTATACCGGTCACGAATGTTTTACCCACATGGTAGAGTTTAAATCAACACGAAATAGGTTGC